TGCGTGGAGAGTGAATCTTGTTGCGTTAATGGGAGAATAGTGTCCCTACAACAAGTGAAGAGAACAGTCCCGCACTAATACCACAATTTAATCACCCTGTTCGTCCGGTGTCTATGTAAATACGCCCCCAATTTACGACCTCTTGAGACAGATGATGTGATTGAAAATGCTAATAGTGCGCAGAAAGCTAAATATTCGAACTCCATTGCTGAGGAAAGGCCAGGCGTACGCCATAACAAAGCTTTCCAGAAAACTGAGGCTTATGATGATATTAAGGACCCACGTAACATTAGTGCTGTTGACCCCGCACATGTTGTTAAACTGTCCCGATATACACAACCATTAGTCTCATTCTTGAAGGAAAATTTTAAGTGGTATGCGTTTGGTCTGAGCCCCGTAGAGATGTCGGATGCGGTTCTTGATGCTATGTTAAAAGGCAACTTGGTCGAGGGTGATTTCTCCCGATTTGATGGTACCCAGTCCACCTTTATAGTAGATTTCAATACTCATGTTTATTGTGCCCTTTTCGATGAACAATATCATGAGGAGATTTTATCCTTAAAATCTGAGTTATCATACGCAACGTTCACAACTGAGAACGGTGTGCGATATAACACCTTTGATACTATGAAGAGTGGGTCTGCTAATACATCGGTCGACAACACCCTTGCCCATGCATTCGCCCAATTTTGCCACCATTATGATTACCTCAAAGACGCAGACAGGGCGTTCAATGCCATTGGTCTTTGTGGTGGTGATGATGGTCTAATTAATACACCGTACCCGTCTGACTACGAGAAGACTTGTGCTGATCTCGGTTTCAAGTTGAAATGCAAAGTCCTCAACCCTGGAGATTACGTGTCATTTTTGGGCAGAATCTGGTATGATTGGAACTCCAATCTCTCTTTCTTTGATCCTATTCGATGTCTTTATAAATTTCATTTCTCTGACTCATCCGATCCAAGAATACCAGCTTCCGAATTAGCTTTCCGTAAGGCCATGGGCTATTATGTTACTGATGCTACCAACATGATAGGTCACATAGCTTCCAAAGTGCTCCAGTTGTCCAAGACTGGCAGGGCGGAAGTTGTGGAGAGAAGAGAGTGGTTGACACACATCTTCGAAGCTGGCAAGCGCTATACATTTGGTGACCTCGGGTCAATGTGTGCACGTGAGGGAGCGGTCTTCCCAACATATTCATCAACACTCAACGGTTTTCTTGCAGATTCTATTAGTGCATCGGGCGAAAGCAAAGCAATTGCAGAGCCGGCTGTTGAGTTCCTTGCTGAAAGGTTGGGCCTACCCATCTCTCACGTCATAGATTGGCTCGAGGCGTTTCACAACGCCAAGGCCTTGGACGAGTTCCCCAGTTTACAGAAAGATGAACTCCCCACTCCCACTACAACTATGTCCGTCAACGGAGTGGTCCTTGGTCCCAAAATGGAGAACGCACCTGTAGTTCCCCCCGTGGTTATGCCCATTTGCTACGCTGCATTTAAACACAAGAATTGCACGATGAAAGATTGTAAATTCATCCATGACCCTAACATTATCAAGAAACTTTGTCATGCCTTTCTTGTGGGTAAATGTGACCGTACCAAGTG